CGCCACCTGCTCTGCACTGTTGTCCTCATCACCCCCATCTTCATCGTTGGTCGTGTCGTCGCTTGCCATTTCAGCTCCTTGGTTTTGTGCGTCCATCCATTCACTGACGTACTGGTCCACCTCATCACCCCGATACCCCATGTCCACCAGAAGCTGGCGGGCTGCCTGCTCCTTGATCGTGGGGTCCACATCCGGTCGCATGACCTTGGTTGTGGCGTCTCGGAAAGAGACCAGCTTGCTGTAGTCCTGCTTCAGGTACTCCAAGTCCTCGCGGGCCTTGACCAGCTCCGACAGGGGGATGTCTTGTCCCCCCACGCGTACTGGGGTGTCAAGATTGATTGCTGGAGGGGTGGAGTTGTCGGTTTGCGGTGATTCTTGGGATGATCCCTGCGAGTCTTGCGGTGATTCGAGCGTCGTCTCGTCGTTCATTACATCATTCCTTGCATGGGCATCGGGGGCATGCCACCACCCATCATGGGAGGTTGGGCACCCATCTGGGGCTGCATGCCCATAGCGGCAGCCTCATCTGGGGTTGGGATCTGCTGCGGTAGGGTCTGACCCATGAACTGCAGCATTGCGTCCCTGAACTTGCGGAACTCTTCCTTCACCTCGGTGCTGGCCACGGCGAGGATGGGACTGGTCATGAAGGCACTCAGCACACGCATCTGCACATCGGGCCGGGTCATGTGCTGGGTCAGGACGACCTGCCCCGGGTCTTGGCCGTTGCCGTAGAGAAGGAGGATGTTCTGGACAATGCTTTCGTACGCCCCCTTCTCCTCTTCCATCCACATGGCAAAGTCGATGCCCTCCTTCAGGGCAAAGATCTTCAAGCCGATGGGGTCTGTCAGGCCAGACTTCAGGAGGGCCATCGCCTCTTCCTTGCGGGCCACTTCGCTGCGGGGGTTGATCTGCTTCACGCTGAAGGTGAGGTAGCCAACCTGTGGGATGGGGTTCTGGTCAAAGGAGACGGTGGAGTTTTCCACGTCGAGGATGGCACCGGCGAGGTCGAGCGTGACGTAGTTGACGGGGACGGTGCGGGGGAACTGCACGATGTTGGCAACCGCTTGGGCCGTGATCGAGCGGTACATGTTGCCAAACGCCCGCTGGATGCCCACCGAGGGGTTGGTCATCGCACGGGTGATCTGCTCGTCGAGGAACTGCAGACCGGGGGCGCTGTCCACGCGGCCCTTCTCCTGCAGGAGGTCCTGCACGGGGGAGATCTGCTGCATCACCTCGCGCGCGAACTGGGCAACCTTGCCGGGTGCATCGCCCGCATTGAACGGGGTAATGGGGAATGGCTTGAAGTTCTCGTTCAGCGGGTCGGGGGTGTAGCTCATCACCCGCAGGCCCTTGCCCACTTCCTTGAGGAGGGTCCGCTCATTCATGGACCCCTGTGGGAGCACAAGCACCCCGTAGCGGTCCATGTCCCGGATGTTGTTGAACAGGCTCTTCATCAGCCGCTCGGCCTCGCGGGAGATGCCGAACAGGAGGTCAAACAGGCCAGCCCCGTAGAAGGAGCCCGTGTCGATGAAGCGAGCCCAACCAATGGGGCAGTACATCGCGGAATCGTTGTATTCCTCGTCGAAGAGCACCACATCGCCGCTGCACACCACATAACGGACGCAGGTACCCCGCGGCCCTTCGATCCACAGCTCGCGGATACGAGCCACTTCCGTGTTGAAATCCGTTCCCTCAGTGGTGCCGGTGACGATGGCGCTGTTGTCGAAGGGGTTTCGCAGGGCGGTCCCCGGTTCGTCCATGCCCACGTCCGTGGTGACATCACCGTGGTCAACCTTCCACCACTCCATCTTGTCCTTCTTCGTGGGGGAGATGCGACCGAACTTCTCTTCAAGGAGATCAATGGGCACCACTCGCTGGCGGATCAAGCCCGACTGCTTGGTGTGGTCTTGGTGCAGGGCGGGGAAGGGGAACACCTCTCGCGGGTGCACCACTTCCAGATCGGCACTCAGGCCCACGGTGGGCACGTCGGTGATGTGGCCGGTGATGCCACAGCACCCCAAGGTGGTGAAGATATGGGCGAAGTCGGAGGTCACTTGCGAGAGCTGGTGCTCCGACACAAGCGAGTCCACGATGATCTGGGCACTTGACCGCTCCCGGATCATGCGAAGGGAGGTGCCCTGTCGAATCACGCGGGGGCGGAGGTCCATCGAGGCGATGCGGGCCACCGTCCGGTCAATGGCGGAGAGGAGGTCCTGAGACTGGAACTCCATGTTCCCCTCACGATCAAGATAGTGGGGGGTCAACCTACCGGTCAGCGGGTCAAAGACGTCGAACCGACGGGCCCCGTTGAGGTAGTGCCAAGCCAGCAACCAGATGGAGCGTCGGTAGTTGTACCGGGTCCGCTCACGCTCGGTGTGCATGCGGAGGAACTTGGCAATGTCCTCCTTCTTCTTAGGTAGACTTAGTGGGGCTCTTGGCACCGTTCTTCCTCTGGGCTAGACCTTGGGGCTTCCACGTGGGGGGAATGTCATCATCGGTGATGTCGAACGTGCCCGTGAAGGTGGGGGCTGGATCTTCAGCGGCAATCGGTCGAGTCACTGGGAAGTCGCCGTTGATGCGTCCGTAGTAGACCCGGGCCATCGCTTCGTACAGGAAGTACGGAATGGTGACGTAGGAGGTGTCAGGCTCTGGTTTCGACATTTGGGTCTGGTTGCTCGGGCTTCAGTATTTCCATCACATCTTCGGTGGAAATACGGTTCCAGTCAACAAGGGACAGGGTGGGAACCCCGTGAGTGGTGAGTTCCCCTGCCTTCAGCCGTTCCATGGGGGAGAGTCCCCCCACGGGTTCCGCGTATCGCTTGGGCAGTCGGAACTTGAGGATGAGGGAGGACATGGACACGGCGTCAATGTGGTCGTCGTGGGCAAGGCCGCCGTCTCGGGCCTCGGGGTTGAACTGCTCGATTTGGTCGAAGAGTTCCCGCCAAGGGCGGTCCATCCGCTTCCAGAGGGGGAGCTTCAGGAGCTTGTGCTCAAAGCGGAAGAGGAGGCCGGAGATCTTGGATTCCTTCTTCACCATGCCCACCCGCAGGGGGACGATCTTGGGCAGGTGGGAGGTGCCGGTCATTTCCGTAGCCCGCTGTCGGACAAGGGTTTCCAACTGCTGGTAGAGGTTGACGGACTCCCGGACCACCTCAGGGTGGATGGTGGGAACCTTCCACTTGTCGGCCAGCCGGAAGACGTTTCGGATGAGCTGATCCTCGGGAACCTGGCCCGCCCACATATCTAGGATAAAGAGGCAGTTGTCGCTGGTTACTGCCATGACTACTGCTACCTTATAGTCAGAGTCAGGACCATGCGTGTAAGACGTATCGACAGCCATGAAGGTGAGGGAGTTCAGAAGGAAGTCCTTGATGGGGAGCACCTTGACACCGGTTTTCTCCCCCCACGCGATCTTTGCGTTGGAGGTCACTGGATCCGTGTCGAAGGACGGGTCCGGATCCTCAATCCACCACCCGTGGTCTTCACGGATGAGGGGCGGGAAGAAGTTCTCGCCGCTCTCACCGGGTCGTCCGCGATACTCGGCCAGATAGACGCTATTGCCGATTCGCTCCTTGATTTCCTCAAGGGAAAGGCGGTTCGCAAGATCTGGAGTCGCAAGTTTGTGTGCACGTGTGAGGGGCCACATCTCGGGCCAACAGGAGTGGATCTTTCCGTCTTTTTCGTACTCCGAATCAAGAAGCATTCGGGACCAGAATTCGAATCGAGGGTCCCGAGCCCTGGGGCCTGAGGGGGTTTCTTCGGTCTGCATGGCGTGCCATGCGTAGTGACGGCGAGAGACGAAAGTAGCCAGCCACCGCACCGAGGTGTCGGGGCGGGTAAGCATGGGCATCACGATCTTGAACAGGAGGTTCTCCACGTAGTCGCGGAGGACGGCCATCGAGGTTGAGACCTTGGGGTCGTATTCGGGGTCGTCAAGGATGTAGCAGCGGGGTCGGCCACCACGCTGCTTGCTGGAGGCGGAGATGGCGCGGAGCCACGAGCCGTTCTTCAGGTACATCATTTCGAGGCCGAAGGAGGCTTCGCCGCGTCGGGGGACGATGCGTCCATCGGGGAACTCAGGAGAAAAGTCGTCGAAGATCCTCGAGTTGTCGGTGAACTGACTCTTGATGATCTGGGATGTCTGCTGCGCGTTGTCGTGCGAACTCGTAGCGTAGATAAAGGAGAAGGCCGGACGAGTCAGCATCTGCAGGAGGATGGACTTTCGGATGCAGTTGCTCTTCGCGTAACCACGAGGGGCCACTGCGATTGAAGATCGGGAGGTCGCCCATTCTTTGTAGATGGAAATGTGTCCCCTTGGAGTGGGTACGGGGGTGTCGTCGAAGAAGAGTGGGTTGAAGTCGGCGTCGGGGTCCGGCCACAGGTAGTAGGCCTCGAAGAACCGCATCGCAGAGATGAAGTCAATCGCCCGGACCTTGAGGTCTGGAGCGGGGAGGAGCCATTGCCGAGTCGCGTTGACCCGAGCAAGCCTCTGGCCCTCAGCTGTCAGAGTGTCGTAGTCAGGAGGCAGCGGGTACAGCGGATTCGCCGGACCCTGCTCGATGCGTTTGATTTGCATTCGTCAGCTTTCCGGCAGCGTAGAGCTGCACGGTGATGATTCGCAGAATGGCCATCGCGGTGAGCCGGGGATCCCTAGCCACAAGCGAGTGGGAGATGTACTGACGGATGAGGGGGTAGTAAGCGGGGAAGATCTTCCCGCTGTCATCCTTCACCGTCGTCTTCAGAATCATCCCAAGCATCTCCGGACTCGCCAGATTGATCGTCGGGTCCTGAATCGCAAGGTCGTACAGGATCTGGCCGGACGACCGGGACATCTGCATCTCGTCCATCTGCTCGAGGTGCAGGATCGTCTGCACGAACAGCGGGTCCTCCGGCGGTGGGGGGACCACCGGTTGAGGCTGGGAGGTAGGTGCTGGCGAATTCTGGCTTTTCTTGGTTGACGATACCATTGATGGTTTCCTGATTCATGCGGCCAACAAGCTTTGTGGTCTCAAAGGAGACCTTGACCTTGCGACCTTCGTGCGTCTCGATTGCCTCGGCACTCTGCCTCTGAATGAGGCCCGAGGCTTGGGCAACCTCCCTTAGTACGTGTCGGAGTCTAGCATGAGCCCGCAGGGAAACGTTGGGGTCCGTGTCACGAAAGTGACGAATTAGGGTTTCCATCTCCTCCGCAACGTCAAAGCCGGACGCTTGGAGTGCGCCCCCCACGGTGTCGCTCTGGAAGAACGAGGTCAGTGGGTCTTGGGGCTTGTTGGAATCTGGTAGGGCGGGCGGCATCAGTCCTTTTTGGATGTGGCGGGCTTCCTGCCGACTCGAAGGTTTCTCTTCTTTAGGTTTCGAATCCGATCCATCATGGCTCGAACTTCTTCGGGGGTTGGTTCTGCGTTGGACATTCGACCGCCACGAGCCTCTTTGGGGATCAGACCTGCTCGGAGAAGGGGTCCCCCCGGGCGAGATTGAAGGGCGTGTAGCCGCTCCATGGCGGTTGTTGCTGTGGCTAGTTCTTCTGGTGTTGCAATCCTGCCGATCTCACTGGATGTGCCCTTCATTCCAAAGGAGGGTGAGGTTGGACTGACATTCAAGCGAACCGGATTCAGCAAACGGAATAGCCATGTGAGTGCGTCACTTTGAATGCTACGCATTCGCTGGTCGGCTTTGGTTCCCTTGGATCCACGGACAGCAAGTGCTGCGGGTACGGCCCCCACGAGGCGGGGATTGACGTCGGCAGGACCGGGCAGTCGTCGGGTGTCTCTTGATTCTCCACGAAGTGCTAGACCCTCTCGCTCTGCAGCCAAGTCAAGAGCGTCAAGGACTCGGGCCGCCTCGTCGGGCGGCTCCGTAGTGGGCTTGGATCTGCGAACCAACTCTCCAGCCTGAGTCTGAGCCATACGCCGACCGCCGGTACCCGAGGAGAGGGCAAGGGTCGGGAGTAAGACGTCACCGGCTCCGCTTTGCATCAAGGATTCAACCACACGGTTACGAATGGCATCCCCCACATCCTTGGAGATACGACCACCGCTGACGTCGTTGTCGATCTTTTCAAAGAGTTTCTTGATTGAACGTGCAGATGTTTGTGGTCGAGAGGTAGAGCTGCCCTCAATGAGACGTCCTGCCGATTCAATGTAGCGCTTGATGGCGGGGTCGGTGATCTTCTCGATCTTTGAGGGCTCGTAGATGGATCCCCCCACATCTCGCAGGTATCGCTCTTCCGAAGTTACGGGGGTCTTTCGTTTCTCGGGTCGTGGCTTGAACTTCTTGGTGGCGGGGGCGAAGTGGCCGGAGCCGGTATCGGTCACCCGCTTGGCTTCTGCTAGGGCACGAGCCTGTTCAAAGGTTGCTAGGCGACCCTCAGTGGGGAACAGGGAAAGAAGGGGATTTTGAATCCTTGTTTGGATGTTGCCAAGAACCTTCAGAACCTGTGGGGGGAGAGATGCCTCCTCCAAGTGCTGGGCAACGGACTTCCATGGGCCACCCCCAAACTTCAGTTGGATGGTGCCTTTGACCGCCTTAGCCCGCGGCTGCATGTTTGGAGGCAGCAGGCGAGCTAGCGAGGGCATAATGCCGGGAGTTGATGCCCTAAAGGGCCCGTAGATTGGGCCTTTGGTTTTAGTGGGTAGTTTTCGACGAGGAGGCATTAGGGTCGTAGGCGGGCTTGGGTGTCCTTGAGGCGGGTTACGACCTCGCCCGCTGCAGATCTTAACGTGCCTGGTTTCACTATGCCAAACATCCGACGTCCGTGCTCCATGAGCGCGACGGTGTCGGGTAGGGCTTCCACGATTTCTTCGGGTGTGACGGAGGTGCGGGTCTTGGGTCGGTGCTGGGAGCCGGGTAAGGAGAAGTCGGGTGCACCGGGTCGGGTGATGGTTCGCATCGCAAGCATGAAGGCGATGAGGTCCACGAGGATCTTGTCGCCCGGTGCGTGGATGAGGGGAACTTGGAGCTTGCGGAAGAGTTGCCGCAGGCCCTTCTTGGTCAGGCCAAGGGGTGCAAGTTCGCGGAGGATGTAATCCTCACCTACAAGTCGCATCCCCCCACCGAAGGAGATGTACATAAGGTTGGGTGCAGCCATGCGTTAGGGCGTATTGGTGAGGAGTTGGTACTCCTCTGGTGTGATCTCGCCGTTGTAAAGGGCTAGAAGTTCTGGGGTCATTTGCGTGGTTTTGCCAAGCATTGGACCAAAGGGGGTGGTGCTCATGAAGGGTGGCATTTGCGGCCCTGCAACCTGTGGAGCTGGCGAGTATTCGCCGCCTGCCCTCTCCGAGTAGGGCATGGGAGGTTGGTCTGCAGGGTCTGCAGGGGCTGCCTGCTGTGTCCGGTATTTACGGAGCTTTTCCCGGCCAATGGCAGCTCGGGCCTTGGATTCGGGGTCCAAGCCCTCTCGACGCATTCGCAGTTCACGAGACTCTGCAAGTCGATCTTTGTTTAGCATCCGCTGAAGTTGGAGTTGAAGAGATGCAATGCTTTCACGCTTGGCCTTCAACATGGCTTCAGATCGCCAGTCCCCGCCTGACTGCCTTTCAAGCATTTGATACACCGCCATTTCTTCATTGATGCGGTCCATCAAATCATTCATGTTCTGGGGGGCTGGCTTTGGAGTGGCTGCTGCAGCGGGTGCAGCGGTCTGGGCTGCGGGCTGGGCCGGGGTGGCTGCGGCTTGGGGCACTTGCGTCATGCGTCCAACCATCGGCCCAAATGGGGTGGGGGTCATGCCAGCAGGCATTTTCGGCCCCATTGGCGATGTCGGGAGTGGAGCAGCGGATCCCGTGGGGGCGGGGGTCGCGGGGGTTGCGGGCGTGGGGGTGGCGGGGGTGCCTGCGGACTGGCGGGCATTTTGAAGTTGCGAGACCATCATTTGGTAGCGGGCCAGCAAACTTTGGTATGCTGGACTATTCGCGGGAGTTTGACTAAGTTGTGACAGCAGCGAGTTCCTCTCGGCTTCGAGACGTTGAAGCAGTGAGGAGCCCGCGCCCGCGCCTGAGCCCGACGCTGATCCCTGTTGCATTCGAGCTCGAAGATCCCCTAGAACCTGCGCGTTTGGACTGGTCATGTAACTGGTTTGACCGGTCTGCTGACTGGTGACAGGGAAGGTCCCCGTCATCTGAACGGATGGGTCATTGGGCATGAACGTTCTTCGAAATTCGATGGGCATGAAAGGAAGGATAAGCGATGAAAGTCTTGACGCAACGGAACCCGCTGGGGAATGCAGAGCCTATGGGAATTGCACGGGCAATCTTGCGGGCTCGGTGGACAACGCCGAGTGGGCGAGTGGGGCTGTGGGAGTGGCGGGGAGAGCCGTGGGAGTGGTACGCAGGCAGGTGGGTGAGAAGGGATGACCGGTGGTTGGAGGAGGCGTTGTGGTTGGCCATGGAGGATGCCCATGTGCAGACGCCGACGGCGACGGGCGTGGTGGTAAGGCGGTTGGGTCCCACGTCGCAGACCATTGCCAATGTGGGTGCTGCGTTGAGGGCGTTGATCCGGCTGAAGCAGAGCTATGCCCCCGCGTGGTTGGGGCCTGTAGGTGGGGAGCCACAGCTGGAGAGGTGTGTGGCCTTTGAGGATGTGGTTGTGGATGCGTTGACGGGGGCAACGATGCAGCGGGATGAGCTGTTCTTTGAGCCTGTGGTGGTGGGGTGTGCGTGGGATCCGGGGGCGGGGTGTCCCACGTGGCTGGCGTGCTTGGATCAGTGGAGCGGGGGGGATGAGAAGTGGGTGAAGTTGCTGCAGAGGGCCATGGGGGCGATGCTGATGCCCGGGAGGAAGTGGCAAAGGTGGCTGCTCATGCAGGGCAGGGTGCGGGGTGGAAAGGGAACGATCATGCGGGTCGTGAAGAACTTGGTGGGTGATGGGTTTAGGGGGTTGAGCATGGCCCAGTTGGCCAGCCAGTTCGGGTTGTGGGG